TTCTCACACCACTTCTTGCTGCATTTATTATACCTGCAGTTGCACTTCCTGTGATTCTTCTAGGTGAGATTGCTGGTTTTATCATTTACATATTTGCTTGTTTTGCTTTTAAATTTTCATCTTCAATCCATTGATTTAATAATCCAACGTAGATGTCTCGTTCCCAAGGCATCATATTCTCAATTTCAGTCAAAGAATATTTATGATGTTGTATCAAAGCAAAGTTAAGTTTAAAGTATGACTCAAGATCAATATGAGCCATAACTATCCGAAAAAACTCGTTATACCCTCCAACGTAACGTCACTTTCAACTTTTGTTTTTGGATTCATTACTTTAATAGTATGAGATAACTTTGGCATTGTCTCAAAGAAAGTTTCAACCTGTTTAAATTGATTTGTATTTAGAGTCTCCAACCACTCGTTCAACTCTTTCTTTGTGCAATCAGCTGCTGCCCAAGATTCATCAGAATTGTATACAACATCAATGCAAGAAGAAATAATATCTAAAGATGCATCGAATGTTATATCATCCACATCACTAATGTCAAAATTGTTTTGAACAAATTCACTCAATGATGGATACTTCATCCTCAAAACTAAACTTTCATCTAACTTGATATCACGACTGTGTTTATCGCTCTTTTGAACTTGTATTTCATCAATGAAAATTTGTGATTCAACTTTTGTTTCGCCATCATCAGGGCAAGTTATCACTACATCTACGGATTCACCCACTGATTTACCACGTATATTCAGGAAGATATATTCAATGTCAAATGTAGGAAGTTCTTCAACTTTAATTCCTCTGGTTAGTATACAAGACTTCAAAGTAGATTTGATTGCGTTTGTAATCTGCTTTGTATCTTGACTCTCTAATGCAAGAATTAAAATTTTCTCCTCTCTTACTAGGAATGGTCTATATTTTATTTTTTTTCCCGTTGATGGTAAAACCAACTCATGCGTCGGGGTAGATATTTTTCGTAAAGGCATAATATTATATTCAGTATTGTATATAGCAAGGTTTTAGTAACCGTAATAACCACCGTAAGAACTTGATCCAGAGGAACTTGAACCATCCGAACTCGAAGTAGAGGAGGAAGTGGTGCTAGAACTTGTAGATCCAGAGGAATCAGTGGTTGTAGTTGTGGTTTCAGTTGTAGTTGTAGTTGTTCCACCTCCACTCGACTCAGTTGTTTGAGTTGTTTGAGATGTTCCTTCACCAGCAGAAGTTTGTTCTTCTGTAACAGGATTTATTTCTGTAACTGGATCACCAACAATTACACTATCAGGTAAACTTTCTGCAACTGTATCATATATTATAGCATGTGGATAAGGAGCGTGTCTTTCACCAACCATCTTCACACCCATATGTTCATGATATGGCCCGTAGTATGGTTTACCACTTACATATCCGACTGGTTGAGTTGGATTTGGATCATTTGTACTAGGTGCTATTTCAGATCCAATCACTTTTGGTCTAAGAGGATTAACTTGAGTTAATTGATTAGTATTTGCAAGTCTCTCTCTAACAGATTGTTGAACATTACCATGTTTTTCAATTGTATGTCTAAGGTAAGTAAATGCAACTGTGACTTCTAAAAATGTGCTACCCCCATAAGTCATCTGAACAGCATTAAGATTAACTGGAAACGTATCAATAAAATGGTATGTCAATAGTGGCATATTTTTAAATGTATTATTTCTATCATTTGGATTCTGTAGAAAATCTCTTTCAAATTTAGTAATTTGTATCTTTCTTCGATAATCATCTGGATATCTAAATCTTGAATATGTATTTCGATCCTGATATGCATTTAATTGACTTGATTCAGCTCCGTCATATCTACCTCTGGTTCCATCATACACTGGATTGATATAATTCATCCACTCTTCAAACATACGTAATACATTATAATCATCATCAATATAAAAAGTTAAATCAAATTCATTGTAAATTCTTCTCGATGCGAATCTTTCTGTCATTCCCTGACGACTTCCAAGTTCTTCTGAAATATTAAAATTAGAACCTGGTAAAGATGCTTGTGAACATAAGAAATCATACTTCTGACTTGTAGAATTTGTATCAACAAACAAACCACAGTTAGTTAGATATTCATATAAACCTACGTTATCTCCCACCTGACTTCTACGAACAAGATCTAGCGACACCTTAAATTGACTTGATATCGCAAGTTTTGAAAATATTGGACTCGCATTAGGTATACTTAAGTATAAGTCTTCCGATTTTATTGCCATCTAAATAGTTTTTAAATTGATCCTGATAATATATGTATGTCATATAAAGGAAAATATTACCCAAGATACCCGAAAAAGTATAAAGGAGATCCCCGAAATATTATTTATAGGTCTTTGTGGGAAAGAAAATTTATGAATTATTGTGATTTGAATGAGACAATCAGTGAGTGGCAGTCAGAAGAGTTCTGGATTCCTTATCGCTCTCCGATTGATAATCGTATTCATCGCTACTTTCCAGACTTTTTTGTTAAGTATATCGACAAGAAAGGAAATAAAAGAACTATGGTTGTTGAAGTGAAACCAAAGAAAGAAACGAAGATGCCGAACGTCAATCCAAAGAAAAGAACAAAGGCATGGGCTCACTCAGTTCAAACATATGCAGTGAATCAGGCAAAGTGGAAAGCAGCAAGAGAGTTCTGTGCTGACCGTAATATTGAATTTAAAATAATGACCGAAGATAATCTAGGTATCAAATGACTATCGGAGAAAGAATAAGAGAAAGAGCACAAGGTGTTGCTAATACAGGGCCAGATTGGTTTGCGAATGAATTGTACTCTGAATTATCTGAGGTTGCAGAAGTTCGTTTACCAGAGATAGGAGAACTTTGTTTTTTCTCATACACTGCTCAGTTTCCTGATAAGTATCCATTCTATGATCGCAGACCACTCGTATATGTGATGGAATACCAGAACGATAAACTACTTGGAGGTAATTTACACTATCTGAATCCGAGTTACCGTGACACAATTTCAAAAAACCTCATAAATAGGGTAGGTGCCATATTACCAAAGAAGACATTACACAAATATTTTTACAGTAACATCGGAGATATTTTTATTATTCCACCTGACCCCGAAGAGTACGCAAGTGTTGCACAACTGGTAACTGAGAATTTTTCTAATAAATATGGGCAGAAGGTATCACCACAAAAGGCTTGGGATTCAATTTAAATGTCATTAAATCAGGTTAAAAATATACAAGACGGAGATGAAACATTTGAACTTTGGTCAAATGCAGATGGTAGTGATTGGGAAATAAGAATACCTGAGTCATCACCAAGCGGTCAGTTCACTAGCGGTGGTCAAATTCTAACACCTTCAGTTTCAGAAAGAACGGTAGTTAAAAACAATAGTTATGTCAATAATTATAACAATAGCACTTTATCAACAAACGCAAAAAACGATGCTTTTGAAGAAATAAATTCTAATTTTGTAAATGCTAGTAATACTGATGCACTTTGGAATGATTTAATTAATTCTGACACTCCATCTAATTTTGGAGAAGACACTTCGTTTTCTTCATGGAGACAGTCTGAGGAAGCCAGTGATCTAAGAAAACAAGATGCAACAAAAACATTTGAATTTCCTGAGTTTGGTAAAGTTGATAAGATATTACAACAATTAAGTTTAAGAAATTTAAAGTATCCGATTGATGCTGACTATGGTAACACTCAGGATTATATGCAGATAAATCAATTTTCATATAAACCACCATCAGAAGGAATATTTTTCCCAGAGGGAGGTATGGGAGGAGGATTTGAACAAGCTGCTGGAATACTTTTGGAAGGTGTCCCTTCAGGAAGTCCAAAGGAAAAAGCAATTGGTTTAGTTAAACTACCAATGCCAAACAGTTTAGCAGATTCAAATAACGTCTCTTGGGGCCCTGATCAACTCAACGCAATAACTGCTGCTGCCACTTCAGCAGCAATGGGAGCATCTAATGAAGCCTTAGATGCAATATTAAAATTTGCTCAAGGTGCAGGTGGAAGAAATCTTTTACAAAATATAGGAGAAGGGGGAAGAATCTTTCAACAAGGAGTTGGGAATGTTTTAAACGCATTTGGAGATGCTGCAAAAGGATTTAGTGAAGCAGATAAAAAAAATATTAATCTTCTTGGTAGAACAGTGATTGGATCTACTTTACTTAATATTTTACAACTTCAAGTATCACCTGAATCAATTCTTTCAAGGGGAGCAGGTGTAATTCCAAATAGCAATCTTGCTTTGCTTTTCAACGCACCAACATTAAGAGAGTTTACTTTTGCTTGGAAGATGAGTCCTCGTAGTAAAGAAGAAGCAATCAGAGTTAATAACATACTCCGTTTCTTTAAGCAAGGTATGGCACCAAAAAAATCTAATGATAGTAAAAGTGGTGGTGCATCTTACTTTTTAGGAGCACCAAACGTATTTGATATACATTTTAAAACAGCAAGAATAAGAGATTATGAAATTTTAGATCGTAACGACTCTGTTATGAGAATTAAGACGTGTGCTTGCACTGGTGCTGCAGTTAACTACACACCAGAGGGAATGTGGAATGCGTACGAAAAAGGTCAACCAGTTGCAATTACATTAACACTTAGATTTAATGAACTTGAACCAATCTTTGATACAGACTATGATAACAACTACTTTAATTATGATCCACAAAGAACTGATCTTCTTCCAGTTCCAACAGATGCGGTAGGTTACTAATGGGATATTTCAGAGAATTACCAAACATATCATATCCTTCTTTACTTTCATCTCAAAATAAAGTTGAAAGTAGAATTACTGTTAAAAATTTATTTAAAAGGTCTAAATTAAGAACAGATTTGGATCAAGCAATCACTGCTTTTAATTACTATGATGTCAAAGAAGGTATCAGACCAGATATGATTGCACAAGAATTGTATGATAATTCAGAACTAGATTGGGTTGTATTGACATCAAATAATATCACTAATATAAGAAATGAATGGCCATTAAGTCATAATGATTTACAAGAATACATGCTAGAAAAATATGGATCTGAAGCAAATATTGCTAAAGTTCATCATCATGAAACTATAGAAATTATAGATCAATATAGTAGATTAGTAATGCCAGAAAGTTTAGAAGTTGATTCCGATTTTAGTTTCAACTTTGTAGGAAATGTCGTGTCATCATCAGGAAGTTTAATTAAATTAAATCTTGGTGGAATAAGTCTTGCTAAAATAAATCCCGTAAGAGCAATTACAAACTATCAATATGAAGCAAAAATTAATGATGAAAAAAGAAGAATAAGAGTATTAAAATCTGAATACTTATCTGCGTTTATAAGTGAGCATAGAGAAATTATGTCATACGATAAATCCTCAGATTATATTTCAAAGAGATTGAAGGGAACATATAATCCAAGAATATCAGGGGTATAAAAAAACCCACCTTGCGGTGGGTTGTGTGTCTTAAGAATTGACTAATCGAGA